TATACAGATTATGTATGGTGATGGACCTCGTGGGTGTATAAATAATTTATCTTATTTTCCAGAAGCAGGGGACATGTTTATATTTCCTGCATGGGTGAAACACTGGGTGAGTCCTTATAAATCTGATTGTGTTAGGGTTAGTGTCTCAGGTAATTTACACGATTCTGCACAATTAAATAATATTTCTAAAAATGAAAATAAATAATAAATACAAGTATATACAAGGAAAACAGATCACGGACCATGGAACTGGGAAGCGAATTTATGACATAGATAATTCTAGACTTCCAAGTGTGACTACGATATTAGGAGCCACCAAAAATCAAGATTTTTTAAAGAAATGGAAGGCTAAAGTTGGAGAAGAAAACGCAGAACGAATCAAGAATCATAGTTCTAAACGGGGAACATCCATGCACAAATTCATTGAGTCTCATGTCTCGGGAGTTGGGTACGATGATCTTACAAGCATCGGACAGGAGGCGAAGCCCATGGCCGAAAAAATTATTGAAATTGGTTTTACGCCTATTGAAGAAGTCTATGGTTCAGAAATTATGCTACACTATCCTGGGTTATACGCTGGCTCTACTGACTTGGTATGTCTACACAATGATATGGAGACTATTGTAGACTTTAAGCAAGCCAACAGACCTAAGAAAGAAGAATGGATTGAAGATTACTTTTTACAGATTGCCGCATATGCGCTGGCTCATGACTACACACATAAAAGTCAAATTAGGCAGGGTGTTATAATGGTATGTACCCCAGACCTATACTACCAAGAATTCAAGATACAGGACGAATCATTAAGAAGTTGGAAACACAGGTTTCTTAAACGATTAGACATGTATCATGAACTAAAGTTCGATGAGAAAGAACAAGCAAACGTAAACATGAAAGAGGAGGATTTTAATGAATCAAAGACTACGTAATACACTAGAGGCTAGATATCAAGCCGAGATAGAAGACGCTAAATACAAGATAAAATGTTATAGCGAGCAAGAAGTTATTATTCCAGAACATCCAGACATCACAGGTGAGGTAGATAAATTACTTGACAAACTATCGCAGGCAGAGGAAAAGATGGCAGTAATGGAGCTACATTATGGCAACATTAAGGCAGATAAGCAAATCTTATAGTTTGACTGACGGACATATAAGAGATCTCACAGATATTTTTTGTTTTAAAAAAAAAAACATGAAAAAAAACTGTCATTCTGTCATTTTAGGCTATTAGTGTTGGTATACAACAATAATACGTGACAAAAGTAGTGACAAAAAATGTTTTTATGACAGAAAATATTGTCAGTTGTACACTAGTGTCACAGGTGCTCTATCCCGGTGGGAAAAACTTTTTTGGTTTTTGGTTTGGTAAATATCTGGTATATCTCTTATATGCCTAGAAAAAGAAGAAAAGTATCATTAACTGATAAGTCTGCCGACATACCCTTTCCCAAAGTTAGGGTGGAGTGGATTGATTGTGTCAGTGATTCTGGCTGGGCTACTGAAAAAGAATTTAACAAAATGAAGTTGGCAACACCAGTCAATGAAGGTTGGTTGTACTCTAAAGACAAAGATTCCGTAAAACTTTTTGCTTCTTACGATAAAGATGATGATGGTATTACTTTTGGAGATCGGACGATGATTCCACGTCAGTGGGTTCGGAAGATTCAGAAGATTTAGGTGCTTCAATTGCCTCACCTTCAACAATCTCTGCGTTTAAAAGAGGTGCGTAGTCATCTAAAATTTGTTTCATTTTTGCTTCTAACTCCTGTTCTGACATATCTTCTAATTTCCCAGTTTTTATTATTTTTCTGTCTATGTATAGTCCTGCTGCCTTGCCTCGAGCTACTTCAGCATTTACAGCAGAAGAGAAACTTGATTTTTTAAGGGCTGCCTGTTTAATTCTATCTAGTTCTGCTACATGTCTTTCATAAGTTACTTGATGTTTCTGTAATCTCTCGTCATGTAGTTTACCAATATACTCTACAACTAGTGGACATTGTCTTGGATTAGTTAATTCAGATCCTTCTTGTGGTGCTCGTTTGGGTGAATAGCCGGCTAGGATTGCCGCTTCAGTCTTAGAGACTGGTCCTTCAGGGCCGCCAAATACTATGAACTCGGCAAATCTTTTTTGCATTTCAGTTAATCTTTTTGGTAATCCCATGATTGACAATTTAAGGTAAGTCTCCTATATTGTCAAGTGTATGAAAGATAAACGTACATATAAAAATATAAAGGAATACGGAGAAGATATGAGTTATGAGAATGACGCAAAGCTAACTAATGAAGTTAAAGATGATAGAGGGTCTGGTGATTTAACCTATCTTATTGAAATGCATCAAAAAGAAATATGGGAATGGAAGCAGAAAGAAGCAGATTGGATTAAGACTCAAAATTTATTAAATGGATCTAAACAAATTATAGATGAAATGTCTCTTAGACTTACTGCAATGGCTAGAAAAATTCAGGAACTTCAGTACGACAACAACACTTACAAAAAAGAAATTGAAAAACTTCTTGCAGAGAAAAACAAATGAGAGTAAGAGACCTCCAGGAATTTTTATCTAAATTCACAGAAGCCAATAAAGATGGTAGCAGGCAAGGTAATGCCTTGAGTGATGCTGTACTTTTTGTGGAAAGAGATGGATTCCTAGAAGAAATCAAACGCATGGAAGTTCACGAAAATAGTCAGACAATCTTTGGAGCCACTGGTAATCACCAGTCTCACAGGTTAGTTTTAAAAACAAAACAAGATAGAAAAATTATTATTCCGGATAAATTGCGTAATGATGTGCTGTAATTGCCTGTTATGCTTACCTCGAAAATAACATGGGCCCAGAGGCTAAATTTTACAAAGAAATTAAAAAATCTATACCCGAAATATCATGGATTCGGCTTGAAAATCTTAGCTCACTTGGCACTCCTGATCTATTGGGCTATAATACTTCTGGGCACTTTTTTACTGTAGAACTCAAAGTTACAAAAGGTAAAAAGATTCGATTTAGCCCTCATCAAATTGCGTTCCACGTGAAACATCCCAACAACTCATTCATCTTGGTAAAGGCCCTTGGTCCTTTACCCACGAAAACCTTTTCGTGGTCCATGTACCATGGACACCGGATAAGGGAGCTTGCAACTTCAGGCTTGAAGCTTGCTGCTTGCTACTCAGGGCTTGGAGCTTGTCGCTTGGCGTTTAAGAACCTGAACTAGGTTCTGGTTTGCTTGACGCTTGAAGCTTGTCGCTTGGAGCTTGGGACTTAAGGCCCGGACCAGGACGCACGCTTGTCGCTTCCGTCGAAGCTTCGTCGCTAATGGCCTGATCCAGTTGTGGGCTGTCAGTGCGCGATGACTGAACAGCCCTATTACGTAGCTTTCGTAATTCTTTATAATATTTTGGGTGTCTCCACATTTTAATGTTTACCGTATGATATATTTTTTATTTCTTTATTCCAGCAATTTCTACAATCTTTGCATTCATTATTTTGTTTAGGCGCCGGGCATGTTGCGCCAGCTGTCACCACCGTTGAAGTGTTGGGCCAGCTTCCAGCTGCCGCCTGGTCAATCATTGGCATGCTAAATCTTATAATTAAATTATCCGGGGCTCGTGATACATGGTCCTTTATCCATGCTTCACGTGTTGGGAGCCAGTGACGTTTTGAAGGCGTCAACCTACATACTTCATAAATTTTATTTAAATGATTTAAATCTTGTACATCTCCTGAATCGTGCCATCTAAACACATCGGGCTTTTTAGAATTTATTAAATGCGCCATAGCTTCAACCCATTGTGAAGAGCTTACAGCTGCCAGTCTCCGGTATTGTGCATCTTGCACAACTTTAAAAACATAACAACCTTTTAGAGCGTAGCAATCATAGCAGGTGCTGCCTTTAACCTTCCTGAGCTTGCTTCCAGTCTTGCATTCTTTCGCTGGTAGACCTATTGAGAACCCGGGCATCTTGCTTGGCTTGCTCAGGCTGCCTCCTATAATTTTTAATGCTTCATCTGTTTTCATTTTCTTTCTCCTTTAATTTATAGGATACAATAACATTGTACCGCTGTCTTGTCAAGCTTGCCGCTTGTTGCTTGCAACTTGCCGCTTGGTGCTTGTAACTTGAACCTTGGGCCTCGAGCCAGCGCCAGTGCTGCACTAGTATTTTAATACTAGGCAGCCCGGGTTGTCTACTCACTTTCTTCCCATCTCTTTTTAGATTCTTCTTGATCTTTCTTAACCAGCCTAAGAATTTCTTCCAAAGCGTCTGCTATTCTTTTTAATTGTGATACTTCATACAAAGTTTTTTCCATATCCATATTATTCCTTTCTAAATACATCCTACAACATCCTACAGCTGTTGTCAAGCTTGAAGCTTGCCGCTTGTTATTTTTTTTCCTTTCTTTTTTTGCACATTAGAATCATTCTAAAGTGACCAATCAACGCCAGACTGTCTGTGTTCTAGCGGCGGCGGCGCGTTGACTGATCCCAGATCCATTAGGCAGTCAATCCCGGCTGTTAGCCGATCCTTCCACAATGGATCAGGGATCAGTTGTTGTCCTGTGTAGGCAAAGTCCTGTTCTGCAGAACACTTGCATCTCTGCAATAGAGAAGACTCATGCTAAGAGCATCGCGACCTATACTATAGCGGTTAAAATCCCGCAGTGTACAACATCTGATCCCAGATCCTTGGCTCCACATGTGAGATTATCTGGCACATACCAAGGATCAGGGATCAGTTCTGGTTGTATAAGTTAGATCCTAAGAAATTCAAATACAACCAGAAGTTGTCCCAATTAAATACCTTTTAAGTCGTTAGTCTGCTCTTGCATTTTTAAGGATAGAATAATCCACCAACTTAAAATTAATTCAATTACTCCTATATAATCCCTTGACTTTTAAAAGTCAAGTGATATTAATACTTTATGCAAAATAAAAATA